CTCGAGAAAGCTCGCCCTAAGGCGGCCGAGTGGCACCGTAGCGAAGAGGGCCGCGCTTGGCACAGGGAGCACGCGAAAAAGTCCATTGGTAAACCTAGGGAGCCCAGGAAGTTCTCGTGCGTCCAGTGCTCGAATGAATTCTTGGGCTTCGCGGCAAGGGACAGCAAGTACTGCTCAAGAACCTGTGTCTCAATGCACCGAAGAAAGTCCGGCATTGACGACGTCGTTCGCCAATGTGCTGCTTGTGGTGGTACATTCTCGGCGAATCGCTACGGCAAAAAGAGGTTTTGCTCGCCAGGTTGCCTTAGCGGACGACACAAGCGCGAGGAATAATGGCTGACGGCGAATTCCCCCAAGATATCACTCTCGATGACGTCGCTGAGCCGTCAGACGAGAAAGACTTCGTCCTCTCCGAGGAGGATGAGCAGCTTCCGAACCTGGTAGATGCCTTCATGGGCTCAGAGGCAGGGAAGAGGGCCCTGAAGAAGCTGAGCTCGCGGATAATGGAAGACATCGACGGCGCGAGGGACGCGAGGGAGGAGTACGTTGACCGTGTGGCCCGCGACTGGAAGCTTTTCGCAGGAGACTTGCCGGCCAAAACAGCGCCTTTCGAGGACTGTGCCAACCTGCATGTCCCAATTGCCATCGAAAACGCGATGCGCATCACGTTCCACGCCTACGGCGAGCTGTTTGGCGACTGGACGAACGTCTGGGGCGTGCTCCCGATGGGCCCGGAGGACGAGATTACGTCTCAAATCCTCACCGTCCACGGCAATTGGCAGCTCCGCCAGCAAATCCCCGGCTTCAAGCGAGAGCAGCACCGGGGACTTCTGTCGTTCTTTTATATCGGTGACGTTACCGCCCACTCATACTGGGATGGCTACTGCAACCAGCACCGAATCCTCAGCCCCGACGAGTTCATTACCCCCTACAGCTACACCACGACTCGGCCAGATTACGCAGACCTGCCTTGGTACGCGCGGGTTTACCCCATGTACCGCCATGAGCTCGAGCGGATGCGTAACGAATGGTACGACGTAGAAGCAGTTCTCGAGAAGAAGCCTCCATCCTGGGAAGACGAGCCGGAGCAGCGCATCCACGAGGCGATGAGCGAGCTCACTGGGGTCCACGTTCCCGACGACGACCGCAATGCTCCCTTTAAGCTCTACTGGTACGAAGGCTATCTCGAGCTGCCCGGCGGGGAAGAGCATCGGTTCTGTAAGGCCATCATCGACCCGCGCACCAGGGCCATTCTTCTGCTCACCATCCTCGAGACCTACAACTGGCAGGACAAGCAGCGCTACCTGATGCAGATTCAGGAGCGCGACACCTATCAGCAGGCTGCTGCCGGCTTTCAGCAACAGCAGTTCGACCGACAGAGCAAAGAGGCCCAGCTCCAGCAGATTTCCATGGGCCCTGACCCGATGGCTCAAGCCGAGGCCATGCAAGCCCTCCAGGCCCTCGCCTCAGCCCCTCTCGAGCCGCCGGTTCCTCCCGGTTGGATGCAAAACCCGAATGACCCAACAGAAGAACCCGAGCAACCCAAGCGCGAGCCCATTCGTCTTTTTGCCCACGGAGTCTGCATTGAGCCCCTGGTTGGAAATCTGGGTCTCGGCTACGGAAGAATACTGGCTGATTACAATCGAGCGGCCAACACCGCCTTGGACCAGTTCGTGGATGCTGCCACGCTCGGGAATGCCAAAAGCCTGATTACGACCGACCAGGTCACGTTTGAGGGCGGCTTCTCGGTGGGTCCAGGCCGCGTCAACAAGGTCAGGGGCATCAGCGGCACTGACCTCAAGACGAACATCATGCCGCTCGACTGGGGCCAGGCGAACCCCCAGCTGCTAGAGCTCGTCTCTCTGGCACACGGCAACGCCCAGGAGGCAGCTCAGTCCCCTGAAGTGCTCTCGGGTGAGCCTGGCAAGTCTGGCGAGACCTACCGAGGCCTCGCGGCGCGCATTGAGCAGGCCACCAAGATTCTGTCGGTCAGCACCCGCAAGTACCTCGACTTCTTCGAGCAAATCATTCGAAACAACGCCTTCCTCAACAGTGTCTACCTCCGAGACGAGGAGCTTTTCCATGTTGCGAATCACGCATTACGGTCACTCCCTGTTGCGCCTGAATCGCTTAATGGGCGTCAGCCCGGCATGCCTGCGCCTCCCTCTCCGCCGGGTATGGTCCCCATCCGTGTGGGACGCTGGATGTACGAGCGGAATTATGAAGTCGAGTTCCGAGCTGATCTCCGGTTTTCCTCCATGGCCCAGCGGATCAGCGAGGCCGACGAAATCGTGAAGATGAGTACTGAAATCCCGGTGCTCATGGCTAACCCCCAGTTCCAGTACTATGCCGTCAAGAAGTCGCTCGAGGCCCGTGGCCGCCAAGATATGGTCGCCATGCTCGGCCCGCCCCCTCCGCCTCCTATGCCAGGAATGGTGCCTCCAGGCGTTCCACCTCCGGGTGCTCCGCCACAAGGTAATGGGATGGGCGGTGTACACGGGAGCGGCGCTGGCCCCAGTCGCGGCCCCAATGGTTCAGCTCCACCGGCGCCTCCATCTGGTGGAGCGCCGTCTGAGCCAGCCCAAAAACCTTTCTCCCCGCCCAGTGAAGGAAACCAATGAACGAGCCTGACAAGTTCCCAGAAGAAGACAACGAAGACTGGTTCAATCACCCTGGAACTGTCGCCAAGGCGCGCTTTTGGTTCAGGCTCAGGGATGAGCTTCAGGCGAAGCTGAATGCCGTCTGCCTCGAGTCAACGGACCCCAAGGTGCGATACGCCTACGCCAAGTTCGAGAGCGCCGTCGCAACGCTAGCAACCCTGGTTCCACCCAAGAAGGACATGAATGGAAAGCGCTGAAGCAATCAACATCAACGGGCTCTCCCCTGACCAGTGGCAAGCCGCCATCAAGGAAGCCGCAGCCGAGGCCAACGCCATTGCCGCGAACGTCTCGCCTCCTGGCTCCTTCCCTCAGCTGCCTCGCCTTCTCGACGACAGGCGGGCTGAATTTGGCTTGGTCGACGCCATCTTCGCTTGCCAGCCCATCTTCAACTGCGTCTGGATTTACCAGATAGAGTTGAACATGGAGGAGAGCTACGTGCCTGGTGGCGTCATCGTGAAGAGCGACGTAGCCAAGATTCGCGAGAAGGAAACCACCTCCCGCGGTGTGCTGGTTGGCGCCGGGCTCCAGGCTCTCGACGAACTAAAGAGCCACGGCGTCGAGCTCGGCCACATCGTTCGCTTCATCAAGCTTGCCCCCTTCAAGATTCCCGTTGGATATGCCGGTGGCAAGCAAGTTCACGTGCTTCAGATGCGATCTGGTGACATCCTTGGGAGTGAAGACCTTGCCCAGATGCTTCGCTCTCGAGTCTATGAGGTCCGTGACGTAGGAGGCGAAGGCGCCCCTGACCACCGATACTCCCGAAGTTTCGACAGCTATACCACCCCGGTGAAAAAGCTGCCTTTTATCTCTGAGGACTCCTGATGACACGCAAAGACGAAGACGATGACCTCCAGTCCGCCAACGAGGCAATGGGAGAGGAATTCAAGAAGGCCCTAGCTGAAGAACGCGGCGAGGCCCAGAAAGCCCGCGGCGAGAAGGACGTGGATGTCGACGAAGAGGACGACGAGGAGCAGGAGAGAGAGCCGCAAGAGGAAAGAGCGTCCCGAAAGGAACGACGCCGAGAGCGCAAGAGCCAGTTCGAGGCGGCCCAGCGAGAGCGCGACGAGTACCGACAGAAGCTTGCCGAAATCGAGCGAGCCAATGCGGAGATGCGTGGGCAGCTCCAGGTTCTCACAACCCAGCGCCAGGGTTCTTCCGAGCAGTCACAGAAATCCCTGGAAGAGCACGCAGTAGCCGAGGCAGAGCGCGCGTATTTCGCTATCTATGACGAATTCGAGCGTCTCCCTGAGCACGAGAAGGCTGCCAGGGTCCAGGAGTTCCGCAACAAGAGCGTCGAGGCGGAGCGAAAGAAGGAAGAGGCCCGCTTCGCCCTCTGGCAGTCCAAGCAACCCCGTCAGCAGCAACCCAACCCCCTAGAGATTCACCTCAATGCTCAAGCCCCTGACCTGGTTAGCGCTGGCGCTCGCGGCCGAGCAGCTCTCAAGAGCCACTTCGAACGCCTGGTACTGGTTCGCGGAGAGCCCGATAACTACGCGACTCTTGCGAAAGCGATAGACATGGCGCGAGAAGACCTAGGGCTACGCCGCAACTCCCCCGACATCAACCGCCGTGAGCCCGGCCTCCGCCAGAAGCTCGCCGCAACGGCTGGTGGCCCCCAGGGAGGCGGAGGAGCCGACGAGCGCACCAGGCGGGTCGTCCGCATGGGAGGCGGCGGCGAGGAAGAGAAGGCTCGTCGCAAGATGGCCCAGGCGATGTACCCGAAGCTCAAGCCCGAGGAGGCGATGAAGAAGTTCGCCAAGACGGTCCTGAAGGAGCAGCTCGAGGCTGGGGAGATTGAGTCGTGAGGCGCGTCGCTTCTATCGGAAAGGCAAGGACAATCCTGGCCAATAAGCACCGCGGCATCAGGGACGCGGTTGACAGTGAGTCGTCGACCTATGAACAGATGCGCGACCTACACAAGAAGCTGCTCAACGTCAATGAAACCTATGCGGTAACTACGCCAGAGCCAGACGGTACAGTGGTCCAGCGTAGGCAACGCCTACTATGAACTTTAGTTGACACATTTTCTGTATCGTGTATCGTTACAGCATCCGGCGTAACCCTAGCCAAGGGAGCGTCAGACACCGGCGACCGTAGGCCTCAGCGGTCCGTCAGATTCCGAGAGGAAGCCTAGCCTGGCTTGCAGCAGGGCATCTCGGAGCATCTGATGGCAGCTAGTTCAGCTACGGTCGCCAAGACCACCAAGTCGGGTCGCAAAGACCCAAGCCCGCGGCACTCTGATGGCCAAGCCACGAGTCAGCGCGGAAGCCTTTTTACCACCATCGTCAATCGTGACCCCTCCAAGGAGTACGTTCTCGCTTGGAAGGCCGACGAACAGACCGGCGCGCCCTACTACGAGGCGCTCGGCTACGATGTAGTCCTCTATCACGAGGGCGGCCCCCGGCTGGCGGGGATTAAGCGCATCAAGACCGGTGAGGCGGTTGAATTCCGCGGCTGCGTCCTGATGTCCATCGACAAAGACGAACTCGCCCGCATGCGCAAAGAGGGCGACGGCTTCTCTCTCGGCTCTGACTGGGCCGACCAGCTCGAGACGCGCATCCGCAAGCAGAAGCGCGCCGAGAACCCCTTCTCTGGTGCCCCGAAGGCCTACAGCCAATCTGGGCAACCCTATGTAATGGAGGACCCCGACAAGTCGGAGGATCCGGAGGACCTGAACAATGGCTGATAACAGAGCAGGCTACGGCTTCCGGTTCGCCCGGGCCAAGTATGGGCGTCCGCTCGAGTCACCAATCAAGAAGTTGGTGGCCTCGAACGCGGTGTTCTCGGTCTCCGGCGGCGCAACCGCTGTGGGCCTCGGGCCGGGTGACCCGGTCAAACTGGTCAACGACGGATCGGTGACTCTGTCGACCGGCACCGAAGGGTCGACGGACGACGTCTGGGGCATCGTCGTTGGTGTGGCTCCGTACTGGAACGCGGCACTCGGCGTGATGCAGCCGGCAAACTTGCTTCCGAGCAACACTGTCTGGGGCACCAACCTGGACCGCGCCTCCTACGTCTACGTTGTTCCCGTCGAACAGGCCTACTGGGAAATCGACGTCAACGACGCCACGACGGCGACCACCGAGGCGGCCTACAAGGCCTTCGTCGGCGAGAACGTGTCGATGATTCTCACCGGGGCTTCCGGCGGGACCCGCGTCGCCCCCAAGGCAAACATCTCGACCCACGCCACCACGGCGGCCCTGAAGTTCCGCATCTCTGACATTAGTCAGACGAAGGACAACTACGACTTCAGCGGCGCGAACGTGAAAATCATCCTCGAGCTCAACGCCACGGTCCAGACGACTGGCTGGCTCGCCACCCAGACGGGCATCTAAGGAGCCGCTATGTCTACGGTTTTTCTCAACGCAGTTGCAAAGACCCTCAAGCGGACGCTCGACCAGATTGTCGACGACCCGCTCGACAACCTCAAGGCCCGCATGGTTATGCCTCGTCTTTTCGACGAGACGACCATGGAGGACAACTACGAGGACGACGTCGAATACGGTGGCGGCGGCCTGCTAGGCGAGAAGACGGAAGGTGGCGAGTCCACCACGCTGTCGATGGCCGAAGGCTACACGACTCGCTACATCAGCAAGACCTACGCGGCTCGCATGCTCATCACCGAAGAGGCGGTGGAGGACTGCAAGTACAAGGAGGTCATCGACTTGGCCCGGCGCCTCAAGCGCTCCGGATTCAAGACGGTCGACTATGACGCGACGCTGGTGTTCGTTCGTGCCACCAACACGGCCTATACCGGTGGCGATGGTCTCTCCCTCGCGAACAGCGCCCACACGACTGCGTCGGGCGCCACGTTCTCGAACACGATGGCCACCCCTCTCAGTCCCTCTCCGCAAGCGGTAGCGGTTGCTCGAGCGCAGGTCGCCCAGATGATTGGCCACGACGGCCTCATCGAAGGCTACAACCTGAGCAAGGTGACCTTCCCGGTTGCTCAGTGGGACACCTGGGTGCGCATCCTCAAGTCGAAGATGAGCCCGGAATTCGGCAACTACGCTGCGGTCAACGCCATCAACTCGGAGCTCGATATCGAGCCGGTCGAGAACCGTTACTGGCAGAACACGACTACGAACTACGCCTTTATTACCGACGTCGACAACGGCTTCCGGTGGAAGTGGCGCCGCAAGTTCCGTGGCCGCTCGTGGGTCGACAACGACAACGAGGTCATGAAGTACTCGATCTCAGCTCGCTGGGACCGTCGCTGGACTGACCCTCGCTGCTGTCTCTTCGTCAACGCCTGAGGTGAACCATGCCCGCTAACCCTCTCTACAACCTGCCGAATTACGGGCTCCAGGCCGGTCTGGCTACCCCGTACGGCATCACCCTGCCGCCCTCGCAGCAGGTCATCTACGTGCGGTCGACGGGCGTCCAGAATGGTGACAACCGGGACATCGCAGAGCGCCTCGTTCCTACCCTTTCAGCTGCTCTTGCTCAATGCCGTAGCGGTTACGCCGACACGGTGGTCTGCTTGCCGGGCCACTCTGAGAGCGTAACCGATGCGACCATGCTGACCAACTTGGTGGCTGGCACCAAGATTATCGGCGTGGGCAATGGCTCAAACCGCCCGACCTTTCGCTGGACGGCAACGGCTGCCCAGTGGGCCATCACGGTCAACGACGTCGTGTTCTCGAACCTGAACCTTCAGCTGGAAGGCGCGAACGGCGTCGTCAAGGCCATCGCGATCACGGGCAACGATGTCGTCTTTTACTCGAACGATATCTTGGTCGGCTCCGGGGCCTCTAATAAGGCAACCATCGCGATTGAGGTCGGAACGGGTGCGTCTGGTGGCAACCGGTTCGTGTTTGACTCGAACACGGTCCGCGGCGTGGTGGCAGGCGCGGTCACGAACGGTCTCCTCATCTCGAATGCGGCTAGCGATATCCGCATCGTGAACAACGAGATGCTGTTCGCCGGTACCACAACCAACGGGAACGTGAACATCCAGGCGGCAGCGCTCAACCTTCGCATCCTGAACAACTTCCTCGAGAATACCGTGGCCGCATCGGTTGCTTGCATCGTTCTATCGAACGCAGCCTCCGACGGGATCGTCGCCTACAACAGCGTCGCGGTGAAGAGCACCGGCGCTGTCACGAGCGGCACCACCGGCATTACGATTGGTGCATCGTCTCTGGTTACCTTCTACCAGAACTACGTCGCCAACGACCCGCGCACGAGCGGCCTCTTGCTGCCCACTGTCGATACCTGAGCTCCAGCGGAGGCTGGGGCCGGAAAGGACCCGGTCTCCCTTGGCTCGCACACTCCCCAACCGTTGGCCGAAGAGCTACCCACGTGGCGCCTACCGAGGCGTCTGCTCGCATTGCGGCGTCACGTGGCCTAGCCACAAGCTTGTCCAGGAAGCTACGGGCTCTTGGGCTTGCCCTGATGACTACCGGCCGGGTGGCGACGTAGCCTCGCTGTCCGACGCGAACGCTCGAGACGGCGAGCGGGTCGGCGTCCGTCACTATCCGTATGGCGCTCCTCCTGAGAAGAAGGAGACCTATTCGTGACGGCGAATACCGCCACCACCTATGAGTTCAATATCGGCCAGCTTGTAACTAACGCTTACAAGTTGGCTGGGCTCATCAATGTCGGGCAGGAGCTCGACGAGCAGAAGGCCTCCTATGGGAGGCTCGAGCTAGAGGGCATCCTCAAGCACCTCGAGGCACAGGGGCTTCAGGTCAAGGTCCTGGACTTCGTCGAGGTTCAGCTGATTGAGGGGACTGACCGCTATACGCTCGACGACACGGTCCTCGATGTGATTGGCGACGGGATGTATATCCCTGCCGACCAGACCGCGGACCTCGAGCACGCCAGCGGAGAGACGCAGCTCAAGCTCATCTCGATGGACCGATGGCAGAAGCTGACAACGAAGGCTGCCGAGGGGCGTCCGGTGATGATGTATCCCCATCGCGCTGGGGCTCAGATTGAGATTCGCCTGTGGCCAATCCCGCAAGAAGACGGCGTTGCCAGGCTCCAGTGCCAGTTGCTCTACCCGAACGCCACGAACGGCAACAACACTCCGGGCCTCGAGCGCCCTTGGTATCAGTGCCTCAAGTACGGCTTGGCCCATGAGCTCGCCCTCGCCAACAGCAAGAGCCTAGAGCGCGTAGGTTATCTGCGGGGCCAGTACGAGGGACTTCTCAAAGACTGCAAGGGCTTCTCTAACCAGAGAGCCAACATCCAATTCCGGCTGGACCATGCCTCGAGGTGGCGATGAGTAACTTCTTACAAAACGGCTGCGGTGAGACGCTCGGTGACGAGTTATGCACCATGAAGCCGGTTCTTCTGCCAACGGGCAACGTGGTCTGGTACGTGAACAGCGCCACCGGCACCGACGCCGCATCACCCGCTGGCCAGAACCGAGAGAAGCCACTGGCGACCCTCTCTCAAGCTCTCACCAATGCCCAGGCGAACGACATCATCGTGCTGATGGACGGACACACCGAGGCTAACTCGACTTTCTACCTCATCTCCACGGCTGGGCTGAAGATAGTCGGGGCCGGCAGCAGTGGTGGCGCCCCAACCGTCAAGTTCACCTTCGGTACCGGGGGCGGCATGTCTCTCAATGCTCTGGGTGTTGAGGTCAGGAACATCAAGTTTGCCCCCAGAAGTGGCGCAGATGCGACCGCTCGGTTTTTTCTGAGGACCCAAACCGCCATCAGGGGCTGCTACTTCGAGTGTTCTACCAACGACACGGGGCCAGCTTGCGTAGTCCTGTCGGCTGCTGATTACTCAGAAATCACCGGCTGCACCTTCGTTTCCACCGCCACCTCGACGAGCGCTCAGCCAGAAAGCGCCATCAAGGCGACCGGAGGCGGGACCACCGGACTTGTCATCCGAGACACAACAATCAGCGATGGAACGGTAGGCTTCTCTAACAACTACGGTCTAGACCTAACCGTGGCCGCGATGACCCGGCTAAAGCTCGAGCGAGTTGCGTTCAGCCTTGGGGCAAGCGGAAAGGTCCACGCAAGTTCCACCGGCTACGCTGCCGGGTGCACAACTTCCGGAGGCGGCTCTCTCGTCTGGTGACACATGCACTTAGTATCAGCACTCGTTAGCGGTATTCGTGGAGCCGAGCTCGGTACGGCGGAGCTCTACGTAAGAGGCACCACGAACCGGGCGCCGCGCTACCTGGACTTCGAAGCCACCCAACCCATCACCAGCCCTACCGGCCCTGTGAGCCTGGACTCGAATGGGGCGGCCGTTATCTACGTGAACCAGCTGGTTGAGGTGGTAGCTTTCGACGCTGACGGCGTTGAGGTGAGGCGCTTCGTGGCAGGCGACGGCGCTCCTGGCGTCGAGGTCATTTCACAGTCTTTCAGAGGCACCGACTACAGCACCGGGCAGCAGGCTGCTAGCAAGCCGATTGCCCTCAGCGCGGCACTCGATAAGCTCAAAACGTCGTTTGGCTCCACCGACTTTAACGTCCTGTTCAACGGCTCCTCTCGCTCGATGCAGAGCGCCCTTGGTTCCGTCGGTGGGCTTGTCTTCAACGTAAAAGACGCAAGCTACGGCGCCGTCGGAAACGGAACATCCGACGACACGTCAGCGGTTCAAGCGGCCATTACGGCCTGCGATGCGGCCGGCGGCGGCACCGTTTTCTTCCCGCCTGGCACCTTCTCGGTCACGACGCTAACTCTCACCTCGAAGGTGTCGCTGATGGGGACCGGGAGCTCATCGGTGCTGGCCCTAAACCATGCATCGAACAACCTGCTCAACTGGGGCTCCGTCACCGCTGCGGACCGGCCCACCATCGAGGGGCTGAGGTTTAAGTTCCTCCAGAACGGTTCAGGGCGACTGATTGATATCACCGCCACTAGCCTGAACCTGCGGATTGACAACTGCACATTCGACCCGGGCAGCTTCGACGCCACCGGCTACCTGCTCTATGAGCACGGCACCACCTGCGCTACCATGGTGACGCGCTGCAAGTTCTTGCTGTCGACCAGCACTCAGCGCGGCATCAGAGCCAACGGCGACGCCTATGTTGCGTTCTGTGAGTTTGTGGCCGTAACCTCAGCGGCCGGCCCCTATCTGGCAGCTCTCACGACTGGGGTTTGCGTCGGATGCAAGTTCGACGCCTCTGGGGCCGCGAGCGGGACCATCTTCGGGCTGGCTACGTCTGGTGCGGTTTTCGTGGCCGGAAACCGCTTCCTGGACGGCGGGGGAGCCACTGTCAGCGTAACGCTGGCTGACTCGGTCGACATAGGTAACATCTACCCCAGCACCGTCTCCTGGTCCTCCATTTCGACCTCTCCGACGGCTACGCTGAACCAGGCGCTCTCGTACTCGGCAGAGAGGACAACTCGGCGCGTTACTATCGGCGGCGCAATCGCTACCTACACGTCCCCAGACGATTGCGGAGACCTGGTCATCATCATGACCACTTCCTCGCTGACTCTGGACGTCACGCTACCGAACGAGCTGATTGGTCGCCGCGGAAGGACCATATTCGTTAACAACACCGCCGGGGCGATTACTGTTCATCCTCTGCCTCCAGCAGGAATCACGGCTCGCGGCGGAGGTATCGGCGCAGTATCTGTAGGCGCCGGCAACTGCTACGTAGTTGACTGGTGGTACTTCCGCTCGGTCTCGGCTACCCGGCTGATGATTGAGCAGGCCAACTCCGGGAGCTTTTTCTCCGCATGAAGCAGGAGCCAATCCCGCTAGCTCCCCAGCAGTCATCGGGCAACGAGCGACTCGGCGGAGCCATGCCCGTCGCTATTAACGTGTTTATCGACCGGGCTGGTGTCATCCGGAAGCGCCCAGGGATTCGGGCTATTGAGGGCGGTCCTACCGGTTCTATCGATGCGAATGGCCTATCTGGCATCCACAAATGCCTCAACGGCGACATCTACGCCATCGGTGCTTCGGGGGCCGAGAGGCCCATCTACCGGGTGTCTGGCTCTTCCGCCTATCTCCTCGGTGGCGGCGTTCCTCCCTCCGGTCTCAGGGGCACCGGAAGGCCCGTGTTTGCTGAGACAGAGGCACTGCTGGTAATCGCCGGTGGCGACTCGATGGAGAAGATAGTCTTCTCCACTGGCTCCGCTTCTCGGGTCGACGATAGCCCCCCTATCGCCACCCACGTTATCACCCAGGCCCTCCGGATCCTGGCGAACGACACCGTCATCGACAGGACCAAGGTCCGCTACACATCAACCGCCATTGGCACGACCGACTTCTCGGGTAACGAGCAGTGGACCATTGGTCCCAACAATACCGCGGGGTTCTTCACCGCTGAGGCTCGCCCGGACCCCATCGTTGCGCTGGCCGAGAACACCAACTCCATCCTGGTGTTCGGCTCCACGACGCTCGAGCAGTGGGTCCCAGATTCGACCTACCGCTTCACCCGCACTATTGCTCTCGACCAGGGCTGTGGCGCCCCTTATGCTGTCGCAAAGAGGGAGCAGCAATTCTATTGGATTGACGGCTTCAAGCGCATTATCGAGGGCGGCGACGGGTCGGCAGACTTCATCTCACCGGACATTCAGCAGACTCTTGATGGCATGACCATCTCTGATGCCTTCGCATACAGGGTCTATGCTGGGGCACTCGATTGTGTTGTTTTTACCTTCCCGTCAGACGGCCGCTCGTTTGTGTATCAAAGCGGGATCGGCTGGTCTCAGTGGGCCGGCTACGACGGCACAAGCCTCACGCAGCTTCCTGTGACCTGTCAGGACGGCTTCACCCTGGTGGGCCTGAACGACGGGCGCATCGGGGAGTACTCGCTCGAGGCTTACACGGACATGGGTTCCCCAATCCGCTGCGTCATTGAATCCGGCTTCGTTTCACGTGGAACGGATGCCGTGAAGGACTGTTCACGGGTTCAACTCTCGCTCAAGCGCGGCAATGCCTCGTCGAACGCAATGGTGACCCTCAAGTGGCGAGACCGCCCCGGTCCATGGGAACCGCCGGTCACTATTGAACTTGGAAGCAACGGCGACACGGATCCTGTGGTAGATTTGCCGAGTCTAGGTACATATCGCCGCAGGCAGTGGAGCATAGAGTTCACAGGTGATGACGAGCTTGCGCTAGTAGCAGCCACCGAGTTCTTCGAGGTTACAGAGCCATGACAGACAAATCAGCGTACCAAACAGGCGGAGCGGTAGTTGGAGCCGGGGTAGGCTCGTTCTTCGGTCCGGCGGGAACGCTAATCGGTGGCGGCATCGGCTCATTTGGTGGCGGACTTCTGCACGACCTGCTGAACGGCGATGACACTCAGGACGCATATGCCGACAAGCAGGCGGCCATGGACAAGGCCGCCCAGCAATACGCTGCCTACCGACCCCAGCTCCAGAACGCTCACCAGCTCGGCCTGCTTCAGCAGCTCCAGGCCTATGGCGGCGCTGACCAGGCGCTTCGAACCATGTACGGGAGCCAGAACGACCCGCGAGTATTCGCTCCGAACATCGGCAATCTCCCGAACACCCAAGACCCTAAGTTAGCCGCGCAGGTCGCCGCGCTGAAGGGGCGCTAATGAGCTTCCTATCGTTCATGGCGGACCCCATTGGGGTTCACCGTATCATTGAGCCGTCGGGTCAAGGGAGCGAAAACTCCGGGGACCGCCAGGCGGATAATGCTCGCCGGATCGACAGGGAAGCCCAGATGGCGAGCATGGGCAGGGGGGCTTCGAACGCATCGTCATCGGCCTCCTCCGCCGGCAGCAACGCCGCGGCCCAACACTGGTATTCCCAAGGTTCCGACTGGCAGCCAGGCATGCCGACCCCTCAGGATCCGAGCACCAAGGCCTATCAGACCTGGCAAGCCTACGTTAACGCCCAAGGTGGGGCTTCTGCGGCCGCCTCAGCTGCTGGTAGCAATGCTACCGCTCAGCACCACGCTCAAGAGGCCCAGAAAAGGGCAGCCACAGAAGCCGCAGACCAGGCAGCTCGCGACAAGGCCGGCCTGGACATGATGAAGCCCGGAGCCACCGAGGACTTCTATGCAAAGCACGGCGCAGAGATGACCGCTCCCGGTTCCTATAAAGACTGGTGGAACCAGAACGGGGCCCAGATGCAGAGCCCAGGAATGGCTGAGAACTACGCCAATTCGGTGCTCCAGAAGTACAGCGGCGGAAGCCAAGTGCCCCCAGCCGACTACGGCACCTATTACGACCGGGCGGCCACCAAGGCTACCCAGGGACTCAATGACCAGCTATCTTCTCGCGGCCAGTACGGCTCGAGCGTTGGGCTTGGTCTCATCGGTACTCAGCTGGCTGACTTGGCGGCCCAGAGAGCCCGCGATGAGGCCGACTATGGGCTCAAGCGCTCTGCCGATGAGCGGTCCTGGGCCTCTGCCCTGAGTGACGTTGCCCAGACCGGAGACGCCAGCAGCCTGGCTCGCTGGAATGCTGGCGGACAAGGCGCGGCGCTCGCTGACACAGTTGGTCTGGCCCGATGGAAGGCAGCCCAAGGCGCGGCAAACGACGCCCAGTCGGCCCAGAGGCAGCGCGGTCAAGACTACTTCAACAACGAGCGAGGCATCGGCGGTGACCTGTCCGCTCTCGCCGGCTCGGCCTATGGAGGCAACCTATCCACCGACTCCTCGCTGCTCGATGCGATAACGGCGCTTATGGTCGGCCAAAAGAGCGAGGGGGTGGCTGGTGCACAAGCCGGAGCCAACCAGGACGCTGCCAATCAGAACCAGATTATGCAGCTCCTCCAAGCCTATGCGCTGTCTCAGAGCCAGGGAGCTAAGAAGTAATGCCTCTCACTTGGGCTGACCTCGCCGGCATCGTAACTCGCCCTCCCCAGGCACAATACGCCGACTTCTCGGGTCTTCCTGACACGGTGGCGAAGATGCGTCAGTTGGACCAGCACGACGCTCAGCTCGCTCAGCAAGAGCAACAGGCCCAGGCAGCTATCGCCCAGCGAGCAGCCCAGGCTCAGGCTGCTGAAGCTGGTCGCCGTGAGCGCGCGATAATGCGCGGCCAGCAGGCGACCGACAAGCTTTCGCTCGAGCGCGACAAGATGGCTCAAGCCCAGGGGCTTCGCGAACAAGAACAGTTCGTCAAGATGCGAGCTGAGTTCGAGGACGCGGTCCGTCGCGGAGACCCGGTGGCCATCGACATCGCCAAGCAGCACCTTCAGGGCATCGGTGTAACTGTCTCCGGCGGAGCATCCGGCTCAACATCGCTGTCCCATGGAGCGCTAACCGGATCCATCCCATCCTCCGTGCCCGCTCCGCAAGCGAGAGCATTCGCCGGCCCTCCGGCTACAGCTGGGATCGCCAAGCCCCCCGTGGACATCGGCGCCTTGGATGCTGCCGCGAAAAGCCAGGGCCAAGCCATCAACCAGGGGCTCCCGCAGCCGCCCGCGCAAACCTCGCCGTCCCCAGTCAACGACCAGATTAACGCGGCAAAGCAGAGGTCACTCCCCGGTGGGCCGCCCCAGGCGCCGACGCCTCAGCCCGCGGCAACCAAACCGGCTCCCGGGCCACAGTCTCCTCCTGGGCCGCCCACGCCCGACCCCTACGTGCTGCGCAAGGGAAACACCGAGCTCCTTCGCCTAGGCGCCCCCGGCGTCGACCAGGACGCGGCGAGCAACTATTTCAAGGGACTGCTCGACGAGGCTCGCTCCCCAGAAGAGAAGCGCGCTGCCCGCATCGCCCAGCACACTGCGCAGCTCGTTACCCAGAAGGAGGGTATCGACAAGGGCCGCGAGGCGGGCGACCGACGCTACCAGTTCGAGCTTAACCGCCTTCGCAAGGGCGGAGTTGGCGGCGGCACAGGCGGAGGCTCGGCGCCAAACTTCGGCGGTACCGGCATGTCCAAGCAGGAACTTGCCGTCGACGAGAAAGACGCCGCCGAATACCACAAACAGCACACAGAGCTGTCTCAGCGCTACAAGCTTCCTGAGCTTGGGACGCTCGATCATTCTCTGGCTGCCGTTGAGGCCGCTGGCAGAGAGAAGAACGGTACCGCCCAGCTCGCCGCGGTAACCAAGGCCCTTAGGGGCATGGGTAACGTTGGCGCGATGTCCGACAAGGACTTGGACCGCATTATGAACTCCAGCGGCGTCTGGAATAACCTGAAGAACATCATAAACCGTGCTGCCAGCGGAGAGCTCCCACCTGAGCTTGTTACTCAGACTGTCGAGATGGCCAAGCAACAGCGAGCTGCTATTCGCGAGCACAGAAAGGCCGCGGCTGCTGAGTTCGAGGGAATCCTCAACGAGGACCCATTTATCCACGGGAACAGGGGTAAGATTGCTGGATTTGGGCGACGAGCAGTGAGCGGCGAAGTAGGCGACGGCCAGTCAAAATCGACCGGCTCTGGCCAAGGTGTCCTGTTCCAGCGACTGGGCCTGACGGGTGAGTAATGGACAAAGAGCACCAATACTACCTGGCAATGAGAGAAGCCCTGAGTACCGGGGTATTAACCGACCCCGACTCGGGTGAGTCTCGCCCGGTTGGCCCCAAGGACAAGCGCAAGATTAGCTCCGCAGTTATCCGCTACGAGAGCGTCAACCCTGGGGCTAGCGAGGGAGTGGTGCCGCGCGGAGCTGACGATGCTTCGCCGGACCCGATGGCGGGTGCTCGAGCGGACCAGTCCGACCCCGCTGGGCTGAGTTCTCCATTGCCGAAGTTCCATGCCAACGTAAAGGCGAAAGACGCTGCTAACGCCGCATTCGGCGGCAACCAGGGAGTCCGGGCCGATTACCGTGACAAGACGAAGGCTGACTTCCAGAAGCAATACAACCGAGTCCCTTCTCCAGTAGAGCTCGAGCGCTACCAGGCTGAGGAGTGGAACAAGTTCGCATCTGACGCCGAAGCGAGGGGCGCCGAGGCGGTTCGCATTCCCGACTCGTTCTCTGACACGAACCTTCCTCCCGATGCCTCTCTCGGCGAGAAGGCCAAGGAGAAGTTCCTGACCGGGCTCGACACGAGCGTTGCGGCCGCTCATGGCGCCATTAGTGGGAGAATCCCTGGCGCTGGGAAGCTCATTGCCTACGCGGTGGGTGGCCCCGATTCGGTAAAGGACGTTGACGAGCTGGTAGCCAGACACCCCGAGGCGGCGGTCCTCGGTGGCTTTTCCGGCGGTGCAACTGGCGTGGCCTCGAAAGTGGCGGGTGGAGTTTCCGGCGCACTGGCGAAGCTTGCCGGGCGTATCCCGGTCAAGTCTGGGCTCGCTAAGGCTGCCGGCCGAACCATCGGCGCTGGGCTTGGCGGCGCCGCTGCTGGAGCGACCCAGGCACTCGGCGAAAATGCTGCCGCGAACCTGACCGGCTCCGATCAACACATTGACGTTGGTGATGCGGCGCTGCTCGGTGGAGCCGTGGGCACTGGCGCGAATGTGCTGGGCGAGGGAGCGAGGGCCGCTGCTGGGGCCATCGAGAGGGGCAAGTTTGGTCCTGGCCTGAAAGCTGGCGAAGAACTCGGCGGAAGGCCCACCCTTACCGGCTACAAGATTGCTCCCGGCTCTCCATTGGCAGAAGCGGAACAGGCTCGCGTTGCCGGTCGCCTTGGCTCAACGGCTGACGTTGCCGCCGAGAGACTGGCTCCCAAGTACGCCTCTGCGGGCAAGAACATCACCGAGCGGGTCAACACCCAGGCGGCGAACGAATCCGCTGCGATGCGCGAAGCCCAGGTTGAGCCGGCTCCGGTTCCGCCTCCGCAAGAGGTGAATTACTCGGAGGTCCCAAAGATTCTGCCGCGACCAAGCGCCCCGGACCCGCTTCCTCCAGCGCTCTCTACTGAGCACGCAGAAGCCGTGCGTCGCTTTACCTTCGGATACGACTCGACAGTACGAAGACTTCAGGCGGGTGAGTCACCAGACAAGATAGCAGCATCCCTTCAACCTCGAGAATTCGCCGGGGTGTCCGTCTCTGGAGCTGAGCACGTCGCTGAAGCCCAGGGTGTTAGGCAAGCCCTCGAGGACGCGCTCCGGCAGCACGCGACAGAGCTGCCTACGGTCTACCGAGGCATCGGACTTGAGCACGACAAGGCCAAGAGCATCGTCAGTGGCCATTCAGTGGATTTCTCCGGCAAGTCCACATCAACTTCGTTCGACCCCCAGGTAGCCAGAAGCTTCGCCGAGAGAAATGCCCCTGGATACTCGGATATCGACCCCAACCAGGTAGTTTTCAAGCTCAAGAAGGCCCAGGGGCTGCCTGCTGGGGAATACGCTGACCCGGTTGTTAAGGCTGAGAGAGAGGCCATTGAGACCGGCGGCAAGTACAAAATTACGAACCGCTACAAGGTGACCGATAAGCCGGACGCAAACTTCAAACGCGAGCCCATGTATGTTGTCGAGGGCGAGCGGGTTGGCGCCGACTACAAGGACCCAACGGTTGCTCGCCGGGTGTCGCTCGAGCCCGTCTTAAAAGCTGCCGCCGAGGAGCTTCAGGGCCCAAACGTGCTGCCCGATGGCCCGCTGCGAAACATCGTTAGGGCTGTATCTCAGCACCCGGAAGTCAGCATGGAGGAATGGGAGAGGCTGGTCTCCCAGGTCGACCAGCTGGCGAACCTGAACAAGTCCAAAGGCGTCGTCGACCCTCGCCTAGCTCGCATCTCTGCTGCCCTGCGTGAGTCCGCCGAGGGGTTTCCTGGGCTAAACGAGATGCGCGCTGGTCAGGCTGAGCGGTTCCAGAAGAACGAGCTCACCATGAAGCACGGCGGTCTGCCCATCCGGAACAAGGAGGTTCCTGACTGGCAGAACATGACCGCCGACGAGCAGAAGCAGCTCTATGGAACGCTGCGCAACCAGACCGGAGACATCCATGGCCAGACGCATGAGCCGGCTGCCTCGGTGCCAATGGTTCGTCGCGCTATGGATGAGATTGCTTCCGACGCTGGGCTCAAGGCGGAGCTCGATCGCATCCCGAAGCTCGAGGCCATCGACCAGGTTCGCAAGGCGGCCCGCCCCCACGGCATGAACGTTCGCCTTAACCCAGGAGGCGCCAGCGCTTCTGCTTTCGGCAAGGCGCTCGAGTTCGCCGAGATTCGGGGCTACCCGACCCTCAAAGCTCTCGGCTCGGTTCCTCCCGACTCTGACATCGTCGGCATTCTGACCAAGAGCCCCAAGACGATGGAGCTGCTCCGTCGCATGAGGACCGGAGAAGACCTGGGCCAGGGCAAGTTGGCCAATCGCATCGGATTGCGAGGTGGCGCTATCGCTGGCAGAATCGTATCTGCCAAGAATGAGGTCACCCAGGAAGACCTCGACAACCTGAAGAAGTTACAGGCTGCCGCCGGTGGCCAGGAAAGTGCCCCATGAGTACCAAGTACCTAGTCCAGCTCACCTACACCGGTACGGCACCAGGGGCCGACGCTAGCGAGTACACGCTCTTCGACTCGACCGTGGCTTTCCCGGCAGCGAAGTTCTGCGCCCTTGAGGGACTTGGGCGATTCGTGCTGTCGCTAGTGAATAGCCAGGCTGGCGTCCTGAACCTCTACCGCTACACGAGCTCTCGCCTGGCGGCCGCGCGAGCCAAGGTTTATACAACCGCCGTTGCTGCTGCGGCGGCGAATAGCGCCAATACATATGACCTGCGGGTTGGCGAGTACAGCGACTTCGCCGTAACCTGGACCAACGGCGGCTCTGCTCAGACTACTTGGCTGGTAGACATGGTGCTCTATCCGCTCGGGGTTCCGGTGACCTGATGCCTAGGTGGCCTACCTCCACCCGGACACCGACGTCCACCAAGTCCCCTCAGGCGAGCGCGTGGCCAGTGAGGGCTCGCGTGCCAGATGATGGCCCCCTCGGTATAGCTGGGGCAGCGCTACAAATATGGTCTCGCTCTGACCTCGGGACGCCAAGCCCGGCTCTATGGAGGGACCAGAGCGGAAACGGGAGGGACTTCGCCGCGGCGGGCGGGCAGCAGCCAACGTTTAACCCATCTGACTCGTCGCTGGGGGGCAGGCCGACATTCACAGGCAACGGAACGACGAACGTATTCGTCTCGACGTACATCGTGCCTCTCCCGGGAACTACACCCACCTATTACTGGGCAATAATCAAGCAAGTGTCCAATGCGGCAAGCGCTGCCGTGCTCGGGTGCACCAACCACGGGATATACACCGGAGCGCTGGCGTCGCCGGGAATGCAGCAGGTGGCCGGAGTGCTTGGTCCAGCCAACAACGGGGCAGCCATTGGTTCCTGGGTGTGCATGGAAGCTCAATTCAACAACGCAACCACGGACTTCCTGAGGCTGGGAGCCACAGAGGTCACTGGCGCTGCTGCTGGCACCAACGGTGGGGCTGTTCTTTGCCTGTTCGCGCTCAACGGCGGAGCTAACTTCGGAAACTACGCGATTGCCGAGATATTCGCAATGAACGCCGCCCCGACGGCTGCTCAGCGAGCCGCTTTTAGGGCATATGGCAGGTCGCTTTATCCAACGGTGGCGTTTTGACGGTTTACACGCAAACAGTAAACGTAGGCTCATCCTTCGAGCAAACATTCGTCTATACGCTCAACGACGACCCTGTGAACCTTACCGGGTGGGCAGCGGTATTCCGCCTTCGCGACGAATCTGACCGCGTCATATCTACCGTCAGATACGGAGACACAGGTGACAGGTCGCTTACGATTGACGAGTCCGCTGGCGTAATCGATGTGACCATGGTGGCCAGCGCCACGGCCGGATTCACTGCAAAAACCGGCACCTTCGAGCTTGAGATTTACGAGCAGGCTAACACTGGTCGCGTGTTCCGTATTATCGATGGAGCAGTGAGGTATCGCCCCAAGGGGCGAGCCATGCTCGACAATACCGTCTGCGTCATCAAGTCGACAACCAACCGGGTAGTCGTCGAGACGCAGAACGTTTCGAAGTATCAGCGAATTGACAGGGGCCCCCCCGGCAGCCGTGGCGTTGAGGGACCTACTGTTCTCGCGAATTCTGCACGCATTGGTGCGGGACCAGCGTTGATTCCCGGTGGAGCCTGGGTAGCGCTAGATGACCAAACTGCGCCTGTTAACTGTCGTCACCGCTTGAGCATCAAGAGCTTCTCGAGCATCGGGGCGATGATTACCAGGGCCAAGACACTCGGCTCTTGCCTGTGTGAGCTCGAGCCAGGGGTGGCGTACACCGAGTCGTCGCTGGACCTTCAGAACTGCGAAGGCGTTGTCATTCAGCTCGGCGCGCACGGCAATTACAACAAGGGCTCGCTGACACTGACAACGGCTTCCGGTCCCGCCATCAACTTGGGTAATTCTCTGAACTGCGGCATCATCGGAGGCCAGATTTCTGCGCCAAACCTGCCGTATACAGCCGACATTGTGTCGATGTACGGCTCGAGTTTCGACACGAGCGGCGCCTTCCTAGACAAGGTCGTTTTTCTAGGCAATTCGACTTATACGACGCAGGGAACATCGTCTACCAACCTTACGATTGGCACCGGATCCAAGGTGTTCACCACTCAGGCCGGGCTAACATTTCCTGTCCACGCCATGGTTACCGCTACATCGACGGGCAGCGGAGCTACGATGCGCGGCGAAGTGCTGAGTTATGGCGGAACCACGCTGACCGTTTGGGTCACGAGCGTAACTGGCAGCGGGGCTCACACTGACTGGTCTTTGGCCTGCCGACTGGTCCCGACCGGCGCCATGCTTGGCGCCCAGATCAACACCAGAATCGTCGATTGCACGTTCGTTCGCTTGCGCTCCGGCATTCGGTGCACTGGCTACTCACACGTCACCAAGGTTGTTCAGCCGACATTTATTGAATGCGAGCTTGCGGCAATCTATGACCCAACTGGTGAGACCTGGACAATCGATACGCCATTGGTCGAGCCGACCGGAGATGGTCGCGGGCGCTTTCTTGGTACCTCGCTAACCCCCGGGCAAAACGTTACTGGTCTCACTGTAATTGACCCCTGGTGCGGCGACCTCGACGGCACAGAGGCTGGCCCCTGGATTGAGCTATACGGGCCCCAGTCTGTCTCAATCACAGGCGGAATCCTTCAGGGGCAGATCAACGCGCCGATCAAGCTGCATGCGGGGCGCGCCATCAACATTCAAGGCGTAGACATTCAGTGTGGAAAGCACGTCGAGTTCACGGGCACGGGCGGCTCAACGGATGGCGTGCATATCGGGCCAAACGGATCCGAGGCTGCCTTGTCAACGATTTATGTTGGCATTGCCAACACTACTCGTGCTTGGCTGCATTCAAGCGAGGGTTGGCGGTACTTTGGTGACGGTTGGACGAACCAGAACCAGACAGTCGGAAGTTTTGCCGCGAACGGCATCCTGAGCCAAAGCCTTACCGGCAACATTGCTAACGTCGCGCTCGCTTACGCGACGGTGCTGCATGTGACAACTGACGCCAACGGTCGCCAGCTGCAAAGCATGGTTCCTGCGTTCGCTGGTCGCGTCGTGACGGTTTGCAACGTCGGCTCCTTTACGTTGGTCATCCCTGCCGAGGAAACCGTAAACACAACTACGGCCGCGAACAGGTTCAGGACCGGCTTTACCTTGCTGCCCGGCGAGTCGATGGCTTTCATCCACAACGCCAATGTGTCTCGCTGGGTCCCCTGGGCCAACGCTGTCTCTGACGGAACAGTAACCCAGGCACGCCTAGCTGCCGGGGTAGGCTGCCGAACGCTCATGTGGAAGGGCCAGAACGCTACCACGGACGGGTGGCTCCCTTCGTGGCAGGCAATTGCGGCCAGCGGCGTCGCGGCGGCAAGTAACTGGTCCGTGATCGGCCCTATGCCGGCTGGCACCCTTAGCCAAGGCAAGGCCTATCTCGAGGAAGGCGTTTGCACAGAGAACATGACGTTCACCGTCTACTCGGGCGCCAACTCGGCCAGCTTGGCGGCGAAAACACTTACCTGCACCGTCACGGCGGGGCAGCGCGGCGCAAGTGACACGACGCACAGTGTCACCATCAATGACGGCGACTTCATTGCAGTCTTCATCGACGTGCCGGTCGGCAACGCAAGTACCACTTGGCCTTGCTTCACGGCCCTATTTACCCCGAGCTAACCATGAACATCTCCCCCCGCCTAAAATCCACCATTCTCTCCGTAGCTGGCTTCGTTCTCATGGCTGCCGGCGTAGCTCTCGTTCAGAAGCTCGCCTCGGTTCCTGAGCTCGCCGCCTACGCCCCCTACATCCTATCGGTGGGTTCCTTCCTGTTTGGAAAGGAAAACTTCCTGCCAGAGAAGAGCAAACTGTGAGCCCCGTAGAGCGTTCCCTCCAGCTCCAGATCGACGACCTGCGCAATGAGATGCGCCATCTAACGATGGAGATGGGCTACACGATGCGTTACTGCCG